AGACAAATTTATGGCGTAGAATGTCATTGTTATTGAATCTTACGATAGATATTCCGTCATCATACATTATTTCAACGTCATCATGATAATAGTTTTCTAATTTGCTTAATACATCATTTAAGCCGCTCGCATATACATCTGATTGTGCTAAATCGCCTGTAAGCACCATTTTTGAACCACTCCCTATTCTTGTAAGTAGCATCAACATCTGTTCAGGTGTAGCATTCTGCATTTCATCTCCTATAATAAAACTATTTTTAAAGGTTCTACCGCGCATAAACCCTAATGGTACAATCTCTATTTTTTTATATTTCAATAAATTTTCTACTTGTGGAGGTGTATAGAATTCTTCCAATATATCCAATAGCGGTCTGACCCATGGATCCATCTTTTTATTTATATTGCCTGGAAGAAATCCTATATCTTCATTAACTGACACCATTGGTCTTGTCATAACTATTTTCTTATCATGATGTATAAGTTGATGTACTGCTTCTTGACATGGGAACAATGTTTTTCCAGTACCGGCAGGTCCCACACCTATTATTAAATCAGTATCTCTATCCTGTAATTTTTCAACGTATAAACATTGATTGTCATTTTTAGGTAAATATAAATTAGAATTTATATTATTCATTTTCATACTTACAAAACCACGTGTATATTTTAATGAATTAACGCACATGTAAGGAAAAAGGAAAAGAGATAAAGTTAATTTAGCTATTCTCATTTATATAATAATACATTTTAATTTAATGTTAAGATATGTCCTATTACTAACCATAACCACCACAAATTTTGATTATTTCTTATATAAGATGGGGGTATAAATATTCCTATAACTAAACTAAAAAAATAAATAAAAATTAAAAAAGTATTATAGCCATATTTTAAATATGATATATAATGCATTGGGACATGAATGCAAGATAAATAAAATACAGATAACCGTGGTTTTAAAAACCATATAATATGAAGGATTAAAGAGTATATTAATCCTATATCTTTACGTATATGATATACAGAAAACAACACCAATATATAAAATCTATATACAGGTTTAATTTTATATAAAGTTAAGAAGCTAATGATATAATTTCTTGTTATTATTGGTTTGTCGTGCAATAGGTCTGTAAATCCATGTAATGCTATGGTTGAAATGGCGGTTGTAACAAGTGTATTATTTGGCGGATTTAATAATTTATCATTCAATAAAGTATGTATTTTATTATTAATTATCAAAGGCTGTTTTTTTAAATGATTCAATGAAAATGTGTTAAATGCGAAAGAATTAGTTAATAAGGATAAAATTAATAATATTCTCATTAATTAATTATTTTATAATTCATTGTATGAAATATCGCATTCTATGATATCTGTTTCTGTAATATCTGTTTCTGCGATATCTGTTTCTGCGATATCTGTTTCTGCGATATATTGTTTAATATTACATTTTGATATTATAAAATACCGTTTATAGATTTTAGCACCGTCTTCAGTATATCCTTCGGCCTTCCTTATAGGTATCATTTTATAGTTGTGATTTTTTAATATTTGTCGTGTAATATTTAATAAAGGCCACCTCTGATTGGTTTCGGCATTTTTATGTAAGCATGTATTGTTAGATGATTTTAGATAACTTTTTAGGATTGGTATCTCCGAGTAGAGTTCTTTATATATATCTTGATCCAGAAACATGTCTCTTGGTACAATTTGATCTTCTAATTCATTATCATCATCAAATGGCAATCCTATTCTGTTTAAAAAATTTTTGATATCACTATTCATAGTATAAATTAATAAATTAATTTATTAATTTATACTATACATTTTTAATACTATACCTTCCATCGATTAATTCATATTTTCCAATTATTGATGGATTAACAACGTTATTCATAACTTCTTCGTGCTTATATATATTTCCATCGGTATCAATATATTGTATAATACCTCCTATATCTTCGCACCATACCTCTTTATGTGATACAACATTAGTTTCGTTTAGATTTACCACACCATGCGGTACACCTTTAATATGAGTTCCACAATAACTGCAATTACTTTTTTTACGTCGAGAACATTGTTCACCATTTGCGCGTTTTGCCATACATCGGTCAGATAGCGATACACTATTCTTGGTACGTTTTCGTTTCATAAAATCTTCTTTAGTAATTTCCATAGGCTTTGTTGAGTTTAAAAATATAATTATATCATTGATTTTATCTTCTGTATTCTCAATCTTAAGTTCAGATACCTTCTTTATGAGTTCAGTTTTAATATCGGCAATATACGTTTCAGATTTCTTATTCAAACGTGATTCCATTGTTATTAATCATAAAAACACTTTATTATATTTCAATTTATATTATTAATAAATACTTTCTGTATTTTTATTAATATCACTATAGCTCATGATTACTATATTTGCGTTGTCTTTCACCGTAATATTAAATCCTTCAACTACAATCTTATTATTTTCTACAATATTGCCTACAAACACCGCATCATTATTGACAGCCCAATTGCCTTCAAAATCTTTTATTCTTCTATATTTTTTAATTTTATTTTTTTTTTCTTTAGACAAGGTTTTATCTTTTAACTTGATTAATTCTACATCGCTAAAAGGAGATTCTTTGTCTTTATTTGAATTTAATAATCCTTTTAATGAGTCATAAAATAATACTACCCTTATTACATTTGGAGTAATATTATCATTTTGCCAGTCATCAGGATTAATATAACGTTTCAAATTGGTTAAACTAAATTTTAATGCGGTTTCATAGGTATTGAAAACGTAGAATGGTCCTGTGCCATTCCATATACTAGATCTAATAATATTAAAAACTAGTTGAAAACTAACAATTTCTGATCTTGTATTTCCATTATAAAAGGTAGAAGGTACTTGTATTGTCTTATTATTGGCATCTTTAAGAAAACACATTTTTTTATTTTTTAAAAAAAGTTCGGTAGTTGATTCTTCTATCTTATAATTATATACACTTTTTACATTAACTATTTCATCAATAGTTATCCACCACCATATATTATCCGACTGCAATTTTACTGTATTATTACCACTATTATTCTGGGTTGTTTTAATATACACTAAGAGATTGTCATCTTTGTTTAAATAACCTACTATTTTAAAACTATATTGAATTGTTAAAATCTTATTCATATATTTGGTTATATCTTGTTCGTTACTAATAGGCAGCGACAAACTATTAGTCTCAGAATATTTGTATAAAAGATATTCTAAAAAAGGATGCGGTCCTGATGTATTTATTCTATAAATGCAGAATATTAGTTTATTATATTGACCTTTAGGTTTGACACGTATTAAAGTATCTTCTATCTGATAACGATAATATTTATCTGTATTTTGTGTGTCATATAAATTAATTTTTTTAGCATTTAAAGACATATATATACTGATAATATTAATCTTTATGTTTAATTTGATCTTTTGTAACTTCTTCTCTACTTTCCATAATAAAGTTTGTTAATTCTTCAACCATTTCATTATCATTTTTATAAAACTGAGTTAAACTTGTTAATAGATGTTTTTTACTTAATGGAGCTTTTGTTTTTACTTTATTATAAACCAATTTCCCTTTATTTATATCAAATTCATCTATATTATTTGATTTCATTATCTGGGTTAATTTTTCTGTTAAAACCTTTTTTTCTTTTCTATTGTTTGCTATCTCTTTTTGAAGTTGTTTTATTTTCTCATCATAAGTTATCCAATTTTTAATTAAAACTACTACTTGATTATCCCCCATTTATAAATTAATTTGTTATTAATTTTAAACTAATTTATAAATTTAATTTATCTAAATCATGTTTATAATGTATTTTACATATAAACCCCATATTATGTTTGTCGCCCTTATTCTTACATTGTAATCCTTTTTGTGTTAGGCACATACATCTCATTTTACTATTCTCCTCTTTTTCCTTTAATAACATTAAATGTTTTTTACAATATAATTCATCACAAGGTTTAGAACATAATTTACCTGATTTTGTTTCATGTTTACATTTAAACAATGGCATACAATGTTTCACAGGATAATTTACACCAATAATTTTACCATATGTAGCATTGAAAGGTAAAAGTTTATTTTGAATATTTCTACAGTAAGGGCAACGTAACTCTTTTAAATTTAGTTTTCGGTGGTATTCAAACGTTTTACCCTGTCCAATTTTCTGATAAACAACTTCATTATATATTGCATTATAGTTGAATTTATGACCACAATTTAATGTTACATGATTCAATTCCAAAATTTCTCCTGATATTAAGCAAGTATTATCATCATTTTCGTCGTTATATTTGTTTAACTCTTCCAAAAAATTTAAATTTCCTTCAACAATGTAATTCATACATAATTGAACAAACTTTTCTTTATACTATATTTATATAATGACTCAAAAATGGGGGCAAGCCACATGGTTATTTTTACATTCATTTTCTTGCAAAGTAAAAGAAGAGCATTTTTATTCTGTTAAAGACGAAATGATAAGAATATTTAAAGAATTATGCCAGGTTTTACCTTGTCCATATTGTCAAGAACATGCTAAACATTTTATCACAACCAATGATTTTTCTAAAATCAAAACAAGGCTTGATTATATTATAATGATATGGTCATTTCACAATATCGTCAATAAAAGAACCGGCAAAAAAATTTATAGTTTTGATAACATGAATATATACAATAAAAGTATTCTTAAAAATGTTGTTATACATTTTGAAATTAATTTTATGAGACCATTTAACAACCAACGATTACTTATGGATAGTTTAGGTAGAGACCGAGCAGTTAAACATATTAAAACATTTATCAACAATAATAAAGATAAATTTAACTTGTAGGTTCAGTTATTAATTCTCCATTCTTATATACATTGCATTTAAATTGTGTTTTTCTTGGTTTGCTACATACTGAATTATCACTTACAAACTCACTGAAATATAATAACCGATCTAGATTATTACTAAGTAATAACTTATACCATAAATATCCCATTATAAATCCAGATATACCTACAAAAATTAATTCCATTGCGCCTGATTTACAATGTTCTTTTTTTGCAGTTAATTTTTTATATCCATTCAATGAAAATAATAACAACAATCCTACTACTATTTGCATATTAAATTTGTCTATTTTCATCATTGGAAATAAAAGATAAGATAGTGTGTATGTTATTATATTAGATGATAATGCTGGGTTTTTGTCTATAGGTAATACTCCCTTGCATTCTTTCATATCACCTTCCTTAGTTTTTCCAATAATTTTTAAAAAAATTTGCGTTATTATAGTTGAAAATAATGCACCAGTAATCCATATTAGTCCTCTAAAATCCTTATTAATTATAGATATTGACATAAAAAATATTCCTAAAAATATGTGCGAAAATTGAAAGTTATCTGAAATACGATTCTTTGAAGTAGCACTTTGCGAATTTAATAGTGGTGCACTTGCCTGTTCAATCATTATATAATATTAAAATATTAATTATAATATCGATTACATCATTATAATATCGATTACATCATTATAATATCGATTACATCATTAATATTATCTACTGCAGTAAATTTAATTGCTTCTAAATTTAATGAACTATTTTTATCTATAAAATCTAAATAATCACGATGATTTTCTTTAGGATAAATAAATTCTTTAATACCGGCTTTTAAACCTCCTGTAATTTTAAGATCTAACCCACCAATTGCTATTACATTACCTTGTAGTGTAATCTCACCTGTTATCGCTACATCATTCTTTATTAATCGTTTATTTATTAAACTATAAATTGCTATCGTTATAGCTGTTCCTGCCGAAGGTCCGTCCTTGGGTGTCGCACCTTCAGGGCAATGTATATGTATTCCTTGCATATTTAGGTTTTTCATTGATTTAATATATTTTGTTAAAGTATTTGCATTAGTTAAGTTACATGCTAATGTTTTAGCAACATTCATGCTTTCTTTCATAACATCGCCCTGTGTTCCAGTCAATTTAAGTTCCATCAAGGAGTTACATGGATACGAGGAAACCTCAATCGGTAAAATACCGCCACATCCTATACTGTTAGCCCATAATCCATTTATAATACCTACACCGGGTGCTTCATGTATCTTTTTATTTATAACATAATTATGTTGTTTTAAATATAACTTTATATCATCATTAGTTAAAATTATTGGAAATTTATAATCATTGTTCCTTAAAATATTGATATTAATTTCTCCCATGATTTCAAAAATTAGCTCTTTTAATTTTCTAACACCTGATTCATTTGTGTATGTCTCTATTAAATATTCAATTACATTATCATTCATAACAATTATATTTTGTAATCCCATATTCTCATACATTTCGGGTAATATAAAGTTTTTAACTATCTCTATTTTGTCTTGTAACGTTAAAAAATCAAATTTAATTCTATGAATCCTATCTAATAATATTTTATCAATTAAATTTACATCATTGTATGAAAATATAAAAAGTGCCTTAGATAAATCTAAATTTATACCATTAAAATACTTATCTTGGAAACAATCGTTTTGTGTTGGGTCAATTAAATGTGTCAATATTCCTATTATTTCTTTACCATTTTCAGTCTTACTAATTTTATCTAATTCATCTATAAATATTATTGGATTCATGCATTTGCTATCTATTAATATATCGACTATTTTTCCCCATGTTGATCCTACGTATGTATAACTATGACCCTCTAATACACTTCCGTTACATGAACCACCCATAGCAATAAAAGAGAATGGACGCGATTTACCATTAAAGTCCTTCAAACATATTGAAATACCTTTTTTTGCTAAACTGGTTTTACCTACGCCAGGTGGTCCCTCAAATCCAAAGCAATGCCCACTGTTTGTACCATTTATCCATTGTCCTATTATTCTTTGAATCTGTCGCTTGGCTTCTAGATGACCATAAACGGATTTATCCAATATTGTTTCTACATTTTCCATATATTTTTTAATTAATCTTATTTCATCTTTTATAACTTTAACATCATTTAATGAATGTTCTAATGCTAACGTATCAAAATCCGTATCATTGATAAAATAGAAATATCGCTCTATCAATTTACTATTATTTTTAACAAATTCGTTAATTGATGAAATGATATCTTTACTGTTTTTACCTGATTGAATCAATTTATGTGTTTTAATGTGTTCTTTTTTTATAACACTATTAATAATATTAATTGTTTTTATTAAATAAGGTCTTTTCTTATTATTTAATACATTTAAAAATATATTTATCTTAGTATCAGTTATATTGTATAGATTCTCTTTCAATATAGTATCCAAAATATTATCCAATTCATAATTATTTTTTATTTTATTTTTATCAAAATTATAATCTAACTTAAATATCCTAACGGTTCTTTCTATATTCAAATTCAACCTTGTTTTGATATTTTGCGAAGTTTTTAGAATACTCTCTTCACAATACAATTTAAACGGAATTTTCAATAAACCATCCAAAAACAACTTAGCCTTTGTTCCCGTATCTTCAGATTTATTTTTTACTTCTTTCAATTTAGTCATGGCTTTTTCTTTAACCGAATCGTCTACTTTTAATAAACATATTTGCTGTTCCAATGGCAACTTGTTATTTGAAGTATTATTTAAATTATTCGTATATTGAATCGTTTGTTTCATAGCTTCATTAAAATACTTTCTAAGATTCCAAGGCAAACTATCATATAATAATGTTTGTTCATATGTATCTATTATACCATTATTTTCATTCGATAAAAGATCATATAATAAATATGCTAAATATTTAGATTCCGCGTTATCTTTGATTAGTAATTTTATTAATATTTCTCTTTGATTGAAAAGATTGCTTGATGTAAAGTTTTCAATTGTTTCAGATAAACTTACGCCATTCATATTTTCGACCTCAGACATTAGTTTTGTAAAATTGCACACCAATTCATCATCTGTATATATTAGCATATCTTTCAAAGATAGGGTTTTAATATATTTTTGATATTCATTTGCTTCATGATTTATACCTATTTTTAATTTCTCTATATTGTCTTGTTTCAATCTAATGTATTCATTGTCTAAAAACATTAACCCCACATCATCTACTATTCCATTAATTATTAAAACATTATTATCGTGATTTATTATAACCTTTATACCATATACTAATAGTTGAAATTTATTACTATATTCTGAATTATCTAAACACGTTAGATTATCAAACTGACTTATTCTATTATTCTCATTTGAATTATTATTATTTTTTGATATTAATTTGCAATTAATTGGATGAACATATTGTTTTAACAATTCAAATTTCTTATTATTATGTAACTTGTTAACTGCATTGTCGCCTAATATAGTTATTATAACATCATTTAATTCTTCCGTTCCATAATTTTTAATTAAATTAATAAGTTGCATTGTTATTTCATTTATTCTTGCTTCAAGATCTGTGTTCGAATGAGATAGATTTTTAATTGCCATAAATAAATTATTCAAAAATTCTAATGTATTATTTAACTCTCCAGCTAATATTATATCTAAATTCTTATATTTCTGGACTGCTAATATAGTTTTTTTAATAATATTTTTAATACGGCTAATTTTACTATTGAATTCTAAAAGTTCCATTGTATTAACTATCGATTTTTAATTTATTGTCCACTAATTTATTTAAAATTTGACGATTTAAATAAATTGAATAATATTAAATAACTATTGATAAATATATTTAATGGGAATACCTAGTTATTATTCGTATATCATAAAAAATCATCCTCAAATTCTTAAGAAATTAAATGATGGATTAAAAGTGGACTATCTTTATATAGATAGTAATTCTATTATATACGATATTGTTAACACAATGAAATACAATAATAATAAAATTGTATTTGAAAATACGCTTATATCCAATGTCTTCAATAAGCTATTAGATTATATTAACTTATTTAATAACCCAAAAAATGTAATTATCGCATTTGACGGGGTCGCACCACTTGCTAAATTGAATCAACAAAGAACGAGACGTTATAAATCATTTTACCTTAATACAATTACTGATTGTATACATAACGATTATGCGCCTAAATGGAGTACTGTTGCCATTACACCAGGTACGCAATTTATGAAATCACTGGATAATAAATTAATTGACATGTTTAGTTCTTACAACAATGTTACATTATATGGTTCAGATATTCCGGGTGAAGGAGAACATAAACTATTTGAACACATCAGAAATAATAATGATATTTCTGATGATTCTAATATTATTATATACGGATTAGATGCGGATCTTATTATGCTTGGATTAAATCATTTATCATATTGTAAAAACATATTTTTATATAGAGAAAATCCTGAGTATTTAAAAGATAAAGAAAATAAACTACTTAATTTATCTATGCTTGCTGATGCCATTATTAATCAAATGACGGATACATACAATATAACAAAATTATATGATTATATTTTTTTGAGTTTGTTACTAGGTAATGACTTCATGCCTCATTTTCCAGCTATTAATATACGGACAAATGGTATTGATATTTTATTGAATCATTACTATAAAATTATTAAAAATGATGAATATATTTTTAATGGAACAGAAATTAATTGGAAACTATTACGCAAATTTATTGGGTCATTGTCAGAAAAAGAACATGAATATCTACTAGAAGAATATAAAATAAGAGAACGCCTATCTAAAAAATATTTACCTGATAAAACAATTAAAGACAAAGAGAATAAATTACAATCTATTCCTATATACGAAAGACAAGATGAGAAATATATTAACCCATATTGTGATAAATGGGAAGAAAGATATTATAAAGTATTGTTTAATATTTACATAAATGATACTAAGTTAAAAGGTATATGTAAAAATTATTTAGAAGGTCTTGAATGGAA